CCTCGCCTCATCAATCGCTCGCTTTACATCCTCCAGCGAGCGCTGCAGAGCGGGAGCGCCTTGCGGCAGCGGTCCCTCAAGAGACAGCGGCGGAACACCGCCACCGGCGAAGAATGTGCTGCCGTAGTCGTTCATCGCCAGCGCGAGCTGGATCGCCTTCGCCGCCAGCTTGATCGGGCCGTAATGGCCGGTCTGGTCGGCCTTCAGCATGAAGGGCACGTCGATGACATCGGCGGCCGGATATTCCTTCCCGTCGTACTTATACGTGACAACAAAACCCCGTCGCCGGATTGTCACCTTGCGGGGATCCATCGGCCACAGCGCCTCGATCACCGCGCCGTTGCGCTCGATCCAGGCGAGGCCGCGGCCACCGGTGAACACCTGCTGCCAAAAATACTGGCGAAACTTGAACGTATCCATGAGATCGTTCGGATTTTCATGGATAGTGACAGCCGTCTTGCCGGTGAGCCTCACCGGCCCTTCTTTCGTGCCGCGATAGGCGTGAAGCGGGACGGCCGCCAGCGTTCGCGACAGGAACGCGACCGCACAAGCAACCGCCGGCACGGTAAGCGCGCTGTCGTTCGATACGTTCGGTAAGCGCACCGAATCCAAGCCGAAGAACGCCATGAAGTCGGCAGTTTGCGAAACCGGAATACCGGGCTGCTCGATGCTGCCCGAGCGCGTTTCCTCGCCGGATCGGCTGATCTCAAAACCGATTTTCATGCACCCACCAGCGAAAAGTTCGGGTCATCCCACGGTGACGTCGCAACCACGGCAGAAAACTCATTGTGCGCGGCACCGACGGACTCGGTGATGGAGATCATGCCGTCGATCCGGCCGCGCGATCGCTTCTTGTCAAACGCCCGATTGTTCATCGCGTCCGAAACTATGATCGCATTGGACGCGCACATCGTTGTCACCGGACTGGCCTCGATCGTGATCGCGGCATCGAGAATTGCGTCTTCCAGCTTCTCAATGGACCTCGGCATACAGAGCGCGCGTTCCGCGAAGACGATTCGCGTCCCCTGCCCGTGGCGAACCAGCATCAGCCCCAAGCCAGCCGGTTCATCCGGTCCCTCAAATTTCCAGACTTCAAAGTCAATCCGCGCACAAGCGTCGATGAAGTCGTCGATTTTTGCCGGATCGAAGGACAAGAACCGGATATCATGACCCGCGTCGACGAGACCTTTCACCTTGGCGCCCACGAACTCGTAATCGATCGTTGCGCCGGGCACCGCTTCGAGGTGGCCCTGCTCGGCCCATTGATCGTAAGGTGCATTGTCGTCGCGACTGCGGTCGTGAATGCCGGCCTTCGTGGTGAAGTACCAGGTCTTGACGTAGTGATGAGGCTTACCGCCCTTCTCGCCACGCCAACACGCCGACAATGCAGTCAGGTCGTTTTTCTTGGAGAGGTCGAGCCCCAACCAACACGGCAGGCCTCGCATCGCCTTCTCGTCGAACTCGCCCTGGCAGCTTTCCCACGCTTCTTGCGACGTCCAGAAACCCTCGGTACCTACCGGGATTCCGAAATACAGCCGCTTCGTCGACAGCGCCTCCGACAACATCAACTTGGCGGTGTTGACCCGCTTGCGGACATTGTCGACGGGGTATGTGATGCCTAAGGCCGGCAAAGCCTTCTGCCAGCACACCTCGTTGTCGAAAACAGTTTCCCGGTCCTTCTCATCGACCCGGGCAATGAAGCCGAACAGGCTGTCATCCTCGGCCTGACCCGTCACCACCTTCTGGAACAGCTCGGAATATTCGGTGCCGACGATCTGGTTGATTGCCGGGGTATTCGTGCCCAACACCATCAGCGGATCGCCGCTCATCTTGTCGATAGCCGCTTTCCAAATCTGCAAGGCGTATGCCGTCTTCAGTTCGTGGATCTCGTCGGCGAGTACCGCATATGGGCGCGGGCCAGAGATGGAATCCACCGACGCCATCGACATGAACTTCGAACTGGTCGCCGGATGTTCAATCTTCCAGGCGTGATCGCCAGTGCCGCGGATGACGACATCACCGCGACTTTCCAGCGATTCGAACTCGTGTTCCTCCCGATCCGGCAAATTCGCGCGGCACATGGCGACAGCATCCTTGAAAAGAACGTTCGCCTGATCCTTGTCGCCAGCGATTGCGTAGACTTCCGACCGCTCCTTGCCGGCAAAGCCCATCATATCGACGCCGATGCCGGCCATTAGCGGCGATTTTGCTTGACCCTTCCCTGTCTCAAGCCACGCCATCCTAAAACGCCGGAGACCGTCGGATCGCCGCCAGCCGAACAATGACGCGACCACGAATCCGTGCCACGGCAGGAGATTGAATGGCTTCCCGGCGGCGACGCCTTCGGTGACCGTCAACACCGCAGGATAGAACCCGCAGTGATGCTTGGCCTTCGCTACGTCGAAGAACAGCCCGCGCGCTGAACCAGCATCGAGGTCTTTCAGATGACGAGCGCAGGCCGCCCTGACGAACTCCCCCGCAACGATCTTTCCATCAAGCGCATCGCACGCGTAGCGGGTGGCGAGATCGTCAGCCGCTGGCCTTGCCGAGATAACCATCGCTTGCTCGTTCCCGGCGTTGCCTGCGTTCGGCCTTAACCGCCGAACCGCGGCGGCGCGGCGAAATGCCAAGCTCGGCCTCAAGCGTTGCCGCGTCGGTACCCGCCTCCCGCATTGCCGTGAAGTACGGACTGGTGCGCGCAATCGCCTTGCTATTGCCGCGCCGAGGCTTGAGCACCACGCCGTGCTCGGCAACGTGCCGATACATCCGGTCGAACATCAGATAGGCACAGACGAGCCGCTGAATCGAATGGCCGTTCGCCGCCGTTAGCAACTGCCTATCGCGCATCTCGGTGATGATGACCCGCCAATGTTCCCGCGCCGCCGAAATCTCCAGCGCGTCAGAGAACAGGCTTTCCCAATCCGGCTCCGGCACGATGATGCCGGTGCCCTCGATCACGTTCATGGCCTCAACTTTTTGTTCTGAAATTCGTCTCGGCGCAAAGGGAGGGGGGGCGCAGGTCGCCCGGGCAAACTCCCAGGGTTTCAACCCTCCCCCTGGGTCAGCGGTTCCAAGGGTGGCTTGGATCAAGCGGCATTCCGCTCACGTCCGATCCGATGACATGGCCGCGCGCTTCCTCGCGCTGGATCAACGTATCGTGATGATGCTTGCAGACGCTCTCGTGATTAGCCGGATCGATGAACAGCGACCAGTCGCCCTTGTGCGGCTTGCGGTGGTTGACGGTGGTGGCTGGTGTCGTCTTGCCTTGCGACAGGCAGCGTTCGCACAGTGGCTGACGCGCTAATTGCTGTTGTCTCAACCCGGTGGGCCCGCGCCATATCGCCAGATCGTACAGCTTGCGGTGTGGTGACTGTTCTCGGCGTAGCGCGTCCCGATCGCGTCTCGCCTGAACCCCGGTCATTCGCAAAACCGTTTGCTCTGATCGAATTGGACGCGCTTCGCGCGATATGCCGAAATGATCGGCCCCGCTTTGCTGAAGTGTCAGCCGACGGTGCATCGTCGATGTCCTCTTATCTGCACCGTCTCATTCTCGCGTGGCGAGAACTACAAGCGCCATCAAAATACAGTGGTTCGAGAGCAGAGTGATTCACTCTGAAAAACTTTTAGCCGGCTTGCCGAAGGTTTTGCACCTCAACCCGCACTGTGTCGCGACCGAGGATTGCCATTTCCAACACGACATCAGCGACGCTGCCGTGGATTGCCTTGATCTTGCCGGTGAACTCTGACCACCTGCCCTTCGGTACTGAAATGCGCTGCCCGATGGCGAACGCAGGTGGCCGATTGAACCGGCGGCATCGCTCTTCCTCGATTTCCGCTTCGGTGAAGCGCATCATGTCGATGGCCTCGCAAGGCAACGTGGCGTAGAGGCGGCGCGCGCCCAAGGCCTGATCAGCCTCCAACATCATGAAGCCATGGATGCCCGGTGTGGCTCGGACAAGGTGGTCGGCCGAATGATCCGTGGGCAGACTCGCAAAGACGTAGCAGGGGAACATCGGTCGCGGAACGACGCGCACGTTGCCGCGACCGGCCTTCTGTGCCCGCGCAACTTTGGGGATGAACGATTCCACCTTCCGGTCGTGCAAGCCATCGCCGGCTTTGATCTCCTGGCCTGGTGACGCGATCAAGATATGCCATCGATTTTCAACCACGGTCGCCCTCCCGAACGTCTTCCAAGCCGAACTCGACAAGCTGTCGCGTCTGTTCGCTGAAACTCACGCCAGCCCGTTGCGCCAACGTCCGGACCTGTTCGAACGTCTCGGGGTCGAAGCCGACAATGATGCGCCGGTGACCGTCTTGCCGACGGGCGATGCCGCGACCAGGCTCCTTCCACTTCATGGACGCCAACCCTCCAACGCTGCGTTGGCCCTCAGGCAAACTGCCGTGAACGCCAGCACGAACGCGGTATCGCTGCCCGGCCGCAATTCGACCTCGATCCCCTCATTCCAGACCTTCTCCGTTTCAGGGCACGTCTTCACCAGCCAATGGTGATGAAGCGGATCGTTATGATCCGGGCGCACCAGAACCTCACTACTGACGTGGCAGGTACCGCCACGCCAGAAAAAGCCAGTCGGCAGCAGTTGCTTCGCGTGCTCAACCACCAGCGTGTAAAGCGGAGCCTGGACGCGAACCGGCTGCGTGGGATCTGGCGACGTCCACGTTCTCGCCTTTTCGTCGTACTTCCAGCCGAACTCCAGCGCGATGGCCTCATCGATCGACTGGCTGGATGCACGGGTTTGCTCGCAGCGCCGCGCCAGCGTCAGGAGACGTTCTACCTTAGTCAGCTGCTTGGTGATGGTCTGATGCTTTGGCAAAACTATCCTCCGTGAGGTGATCGATGATGGCGCCGACGATCGCCGTCGGGTTGCCGGCGCTGTCGCGCGAAATGGCACGCTTGATGGTTTCCAGCGGCGTTCCATGCTGGAGAGCCAGCGACAGCACCACAGCCGCGTCCCGTGCGGTGGCCTGCACGTCCTGTCCGGTCTTGCCTCCGTCGATGAACACCTCGCCGGGTGTACCGTCCGAGTAGAAGCCGACGGTCACGTAGAACTGCTGATTCCAGAACCGGATCGGGGAGGTTTCACATGCGCGGCGTAGAGGAAGGATCTGGCGCATCACGATTGCCGGTCCTTCGGCTTCTTCCAACCGGCAGCGCGCCACGCCTCGATGCGAGCCTCGATTACCTTCCGCGCCATCACCTGCAACGCGAGATAGTCCGCACGGCTCACGCGGTGCCGGAAGCGATACAGCGCCTCTTGCGCCTCGAAATCCGCAGCCTCGATCACCGTGTCGGCG